AAATGGTGCTTCTTGTATTACTTCATCTATTCGCATAAAATATATCTCCTGCCAGTTATTTATCACTTTTATCTAACTTGGCATGTAAATACTACGTCAACTATGAAAAGGAATTTATATGAAATATGTATTAGTTGTTGCTCTAGAAGAGGAACTAGAAGGCCTTAATGGCGAATACAACGTTTTATACACAGGTGTAGGCAAAGTAAATGCCGCTATTACACTTACAAAATACTTAACTGAAAACCCAGATATCGATTTGGTAATTAATTATGGAACAGCAGGTGGCGTGAATCCTGATATGAAAGGCATGCTACATATTGGCAAATTTGTACAGTCAGATATGGATTGTAGAGATTTTGGCTTTGAACAATTTCAAACACCATTTGAAAGCAATACTGCTAAAATAGTGGTTGACAGCAAGGGGTTTACATGCTATACTCAGGATAAGTTTGCTACAACTATACCAGATGGGTATTGTAATTGTGTAGACATGGAATCATACGCATTAGCAAAAGTGTGTTTGGTTTTTGATAAAAAATTTAAATGTATGAAGTTTATTAGTGATATTATAGGACAAGGAGATCAAACTTCTGACTGGGAAGCAAACAAGGCTCTTGGTGTGCAAATGTTTGAAAGTTCGCTAAAAGACTTAATTGGAGAAAGATAAAAATGAATGAGTTCGATAAAAATTTTCACATAAACTTTAGTCCGCTATATTTTGTAGCGGCATTTATGCTGTTTATGTTGTGGGCAAGTAAAGCCAACGCATCTGAAATTGAAGAAGTTGTTGTTTACGGGCAACAAGAAGAAGTTATTGAGGCTGATCCAATTCAGACTAGCACATTGTTTAGTGCTATTATGCCAGCCTTTACTTGGAACGCCGGTGGTTACGGTGGTTTTATAGGCTACAACGAACGTGGTGCTCAAACTGTACATACTTCTGTTTTTGTTAATGGTATTCCAGCAAACGATCCAGGAGCAAGTTGGTATGACTTCGGTCATGACATTTCCAGTGGACAAACCGTAAAAGTTGTTAGTGGAGCAAATGGTGTTGTGTATGGTTCTGGCAGTATAGCAGGAACTGTACTTATACAAGATAATATTGAAAAAAGTCTTACTATAAGAACAGGCGGAGATAGATTAATTAGAGTTGCTCCAATCGATCAATTAGAACTAAGCCATTTCAAAGGCAGTATTGGAAGTGTAAGAACAGACAATGACGAAAAAGACACATATCAAAACCAAACAGCAAAACTTAAAGTTGATCTAGGCGACTTTGCTATTGTTGGCAAGTATACAGAATACGACTATGATTATGATAATTGTTATGATTACGATTGGGCAAGTTCTAATAATTGTTTACAAGACGGTCAAAGATATAATGTAGCAATCAGAAATGATGTTTTAACAATAGGTAGAAACTATAATAGTGCTGATTACTACACAAAAGGTAATCCAACATATCACAATAAAAGTTACAGAGATTACTTTCGAATAGGTAATACTAAAGATCTGTCTAAAAATCTTTATATTGCTTTTGGTGTTGATGCTGAAAAACAAACTTATAATACAATCAGCACTAACTCCTTTGGCGAAACTGTAGAAAATTACAGTGATGAAAATTTTGGCGGATTTTTAAATATTAATGCCAGTTTTATTTTCGACTACAACTTTGGTATTAGAGTTGGCAACGATGATCAAAATGCTTTAAGGCTAGGTATCGAAAGCGGACCTATGTATTTTAATATCGGTAATAGTTTTAGAAAAGCAAACTTATATGAAAAGTACGGTGACGGTTATGTAGATGGAAATGAATCATTAGATCCCGAGCAAGGCGTTGGCATAGAACTAGGCTATGGTGTATTAAGTCTTTTTAGATACGACTTTGATGAAACTATAGAATACGTTCCAGGCTATACAACAACCGTTGTTATAACACCTGCTACTTTCGACGAAGACGGTAATATTCTTACAGAAGCAGTGACAGAAGATATCTATACAAATGCTACATACACTAACACAGGTGATTACACAACGCAAGGTTTAAGATTTGCTAATAACTTTGGCCCTTTCTTTGTATCACTGAAATACACAGATACTGATCAACCTAGGGTACCTAAGTATATGGGTGCTGTGGCATGGTCACAAGACTTTAATGATATAAACGTTAGATTGAAATATGCGTTTAATGTTGATAGAGAACCAGGCGCATGGGACTATCTTCCTGAAGGTCAAAAGATGTTGGATGATCTTAATAAACTAGATTTATTTGTAACTAAGCAATGGCCTAATGGTGTAACATTAGCATTTAGGGGAGAGAACTTAATTGATGAAGAAGTAGAAGTAGTTCCTTTCTATGGTGTTCAAGGAAGAGAACTTTCTGTTACACTAGATTACAAGTGGTAAAAATATCACATTTTTATTCCATCAAGCAAGTAAGTAATTAAATACAAGTGTATCATTTAAAAAACTAGGACCAAAATGACAACTGATAAAATTATTAAAAAAATTATTAGCACGTTTAAAGATTTACAACAACGTGCTAATGAAATTAATCAAGCATCTGGAGAAGTTGTATTAGCAACGTGTATTCAAAAAGATAGAAGAGGCAAGTACGACAGTTTAGGTTTTTACAATGTAAAAACAAAAAGTTATGCTTTAGTTTTCATACGTGATTACATTGCTAGAAATGTTGATCACATTCCTGAACTAGATCATATGAAATCATTACTTAATCAAACGATTAAAGAATCATAGTGGAAAAAGAAATTAAAATTAATAATACTCTTAACAATACTTTAGAAGAAGAGTTGCGTGTGATGTTAGTAGATAAAAATAACGAAAATCATCAACTACGATCAACTATAAAACTTTTAGAGAAAAGTGTTGCTGAAGAACAAGAAGCAAAATATAGAGCATGGGTTCAATTAGCAGACCTTAAAAAAGAGTTAGAAAAAATTAAAGGGTAGCAAATAACTTTGCTTCTCTAATTCGTGTATTATATAATGATTCACTTACCATACTAGTGTAATCATTTTCTACCATAGAAAAATCTATAAAATGAGATACTGCTTTATGGTATTCTCTTCTATTTATTTTATTGATTAATTTACTTTGTCTTAATCTTTTCTGTTCTACAGTAAATGCTAATGATATAAGTGCGGCAAACTGATTTTTACTTAAAGGTGCTTTTACTAAATTTTGAATAGTATTTACTGCTCTGTAATAATCAATAGCAAATAATTTTTTAATTGTGTCATCGCTTACACCGTTTTTAAAGTTTACAACATAGATACTGCTTTCCTTGTCAAATACTTCCTTCGGTGTGTTTAAATTTAACCGTACTTGTTCGGTGGTTTTACCTAATGAAGGTCTTAGATTTCGATAATGTTGTTTTATAATTCGTTGTACATCTACGTCATCCAACGGTATAATACCTGTGCTTCTAAAAGCAATCATGTGATTTGCTACTTCAAGTTTTGATAACTTGTGGCCAATACCTATGTAAACATTTTTATTGCTTAATTGTGCTGACAAATAAATTGGTACCTGTGATTTTATAAAATTTTGTACAGACTTAGTAAAATTATTTGTGGCTTTATATAGTGTAGGAAGATAATGGCTACTCCTCATTTCTGCTCTAGTATAAATTGGCTCAGGTTTTTTGTTGTCCCAATCGTACCCCACGCCTATATAATATCCGTCAGGAGTGCTATAGTTAGCAGGAATCCGGTCGTCGTATTCTATTGCTCCAGGTAATAAATCAAATTCGGCGTCTATCATCTATGCTCCTTTTAAAGTTAGACCGCCTCTGAGAGGTTTATCTTTTTTAGATTGGCTCGGTTCTGGTTGCGGTATTCTTGTGAGAATCGTATGAACTTCACCTGCGTGAAATTCTATTGCTGGAACGCCTTTACCCAAATTAGTATTACCTTTACCTTGTACTTGTTTTACTACTTTACCCGGTAATGGCACAGGCAACGGATTTACTTCGAAACCTGCTAAAGTCATTGGTCTTGCTTTTTTAGAAATTCCCGCACTAGGCGTCAAAGGAATATTTGGAATTTGAGGTGTCATCTTTGTAGCAATATCTACTAAACTACCTTCTAAGTCAAGTTTAGTCGTGCCTTGTAAAAGTGCTGTAGAACCTCTGGCATCAAAATGTCCTGTTGATGTAAAGAATATGGAGCCAGGTACTGCACCTTGCTGAGTGGCTCTACCTAGAGCATCTCCTATTATGTCTCTTGCTTGTATTCTCATTGAATCCATAGCATTTATTTGAACTTTGCCCTCTAAACCATTAGCAATACTAGTTGGCAGTATAGGCATGGCTTCTAAATTTAAATTTTGTCCTTTAAGGTTTACACTAGAAAAACCTTCTATGTTTACTTTACCATTTCTAAGCACCTTTTCAAAGTCTGCTTGTACCATAGGATTTTCTAGTGCCATGACTGGGTCATCGACAATTCCGCCAAGTCCTCTTCCTTCATCGTAAGGGTGAGGAGCATTATTGGCCGCTTTGATGTTTACATTTTGTCCTGCTTCTATGTTGACATCCTGGTCACCACGTAAATTTAAATCACCAGTAGTTCTTACGTTAAAACTACCTTTGGCATAAAAATCCATATTTCCATCGCCATCGATTTCAATATAGCCTGTGCCTCTTTTATTAACAATATAAATTATGTCATTAGTATCATTTAATAAAATTTGCATTCCTTGTCCAGTTCGAAACCTAATGAGATTACTATTTTCATTATCGTCCATTACGAACTGATGCCCCGGATATCTTTTTGTAGGGTTACCGTCTTGTCTAGCACCTGGTGTTAAAATACCAAATACTTCAGAATTATCTTCTCTTCTTGCTCCACTAGTGCTATTTCCTCTGACAAAATCGTCTGCTAACCCCTGATAAAACAAATTAGATCCTAGTGGATGTTCTGGTCTCTTCTCTGATTTGACTTCAACCTTGCCTCCTCCTTTGTATGTATAACTAGCATCAAATCTTTTTGGTTCCGCATTAAAATTTGGTTCGGTTACTGGCGCCGGTTCTCCGTTTGCGGATTTACCAGCAGGTATGCCAGGTACCATAAAGTTTCTATTGTTTTGAAATAGACAACCCAATATTACAGGCTCCTTAATATTGTTTACTTGAATTATGCCAACTACAACCTGAGTGCCCGGATCCGGTGGCCTCATCCACATTCCATAACTTGTCTGTGCGGCGTTTGGATCTGCGTCATCTGTTTGGGCACCTACTTGTGTTGCTCCAGCAAATGGCGAACTCCACGCACAATCTATTAATACATCGTCGCTGTCTTTGGCACCAGTTAATTCTGGAATATGAACTAACATTCTGCCCATTCTAGTCGGGTCTATAGTTTTTCTAACAGTACCAAACCACAACTGCCTTGTTTCTAATTTATCTAAATATTTTTTTTCTAATATTTGTTTACTCGGCATTTACTAATTCCTCCGGGTCTACAAATACAGGATGATTAGGTTCTTTGTTCATTTTAACACCATTCAGTCTTTGTTTAAATATTCCTCCGCTGAAATTATGCACAACACTAACAATCATATAGTATCCTGAATATGATGGATCTGTTCTCATGATATCCATTATGCCTGTGTGGCTTGAAAAGTCATCATCATAGTGCTGATACTCTTTTGGAAATATGTATCTAAATGCTGTTAGTACTGACCCGGAACCATAAGGTGCCGACAGTGACTCTTTCCTGTTATCATAAAATTCTTCTATAAGCACGTTGTCTTCATCTATAATTCGTGGCCCAACTGATTGTGTTTTTGCTCCAACTAAATTTTCTTTTCCAAACCAATAAGGATCACCTTTTATATCTAATGCTAACTGTACCAAATAAGGTATACCAACATCGCTATATGATAATAACACGGACATTAAGTGTTGCTGTGGTGTCTTATCGTTTGAATCTTTATTTACCGGCATTGCTTGTCCTGTAAGTCTAGCCGTGGTAGCATCAAATAATTCAGTACTACCTGATTCCTCAAAATCTAATTCTTCCAAATAGGTAAGTTTGTGTTCAGCATTTTGTCCTGACGCAATGGCTTCAAAAGAATAATCGTTTGCCCATCCTGTTCCGCCACCAAACCCACTTGGCGTAAACGAGTCAATATCCTTCTTTATTCCGTCGATTAAATCTTGTGCTTCGCCCAAGCCAGGTATATCGTCTGGTCTTAAACTTATGCCAGTACCAGATAATGCTTCATTTACATTTCCTACAAGTCCATCTATGCCCGAACTTAGTTCACCTAGTTTACTTCCTAATCCAGAAGTAAATTCAAACGGATTGGCCGAGTCAGCAATAATTTGTGCTATCTGGCCAGCCGCAACATTTAATCCACCTGCCAAATCTTCTGCCGCATCTTCTATAATAGATTGAAAATCCTGTATGTCTTCAAATAATGCGTCTACTACTTTTGTACCATTTAAAATAGATTTTGATTTTGTATAAATTGCTTTAGGCGAACTAGGTAATCTTCTAGATATGCCATCGTTATTTGTTACAGGATTTGTTATTCCTTTTCCTGCGTCTACTTGATTTTTAAGATCTGTGATTAATTCTCTTGTATTTTTTCCTAAATTAGTAACAGTCTCCTTTAATTGAGCACCTAACTCTCGAAAATGTTTTAATAAGTCCTCGCCAGTTTCAGCACCTGCTTTGGTATACTTTACTAGTCTATCGCTTTTTTGATCTCTAAATTGTTTTAATTTTTTACCTGAAAAGGCGTATGATTCAGCATCTTTGTAAGTTGGTGCTAGACCATCATTTACCGGAAATAAAAATACTTGTCCTTGAGGGAAACTTATATCTACATTTTCTACTTGATCGTTTAATCCTGTAAACATATAGTCATACTTTTTAACTATATTCCATGTGTTTACCGCCTCTTTCTTTTTGTCTGTTGAATCGTTTGTTTGTGAATCAAAACATGTTGTAACACCTGCTTGTAACTTCATATCTATAATATATGTAATAATAAATGCTGGGCCGCCAGTAGGCGATGGTTTTCCTTCGGGATCAATAACACATGATCTTCTAATACTGGGTGCCCATTGCGGAGCATTACACTCCTTTGGATCTCCGATGTTAGCATCATCAGTTGATTTCATTTCTCTATCAGAAATCATATTACCAAAATTATGATTTAATTTTAAAATTTCTAAAATACAATCTTTTATAGATTGTCCTTCCTTAAAACTTATTTCTGCTAATAGTGATAGAGTTTCTTCACCTGTACCGGCTCCTGTGGTTGTTGCTTGTGCATCTTCAATTTTATTTTCTTCTTTGGGTGTACTTGGTTTTTGTATTATAGGTAAAATTTCTTTAACGTCTTCGTGCCATTCGTTGCTACCGCCTACTTTGTTTGGACCGTCATATTTGTTACCCAATTTTATATTGATAGTATGATTTTTACCGTCACCTTTTGACGTGGCTTCTGTGGCTGTATCTAAACTATTACTATTTGTCAAATGATCTTCAAATGTCTTTAACATTTCTTCTATTGTGCTACCTTGAAGAGTATAATCATTTAAAAGTTTTCTAGTTTCCATTCCTAACTTTTTGTCAATATTGTGAACACTTACCCCTTGAAAAAGATATTCTGTACCTTCTGTCCTTGGATCAAATGTAAATTGTGTTAAATAAAACGGCCACACATAAGTAGCAAAATTATTATCAAACTCTTGTCCGGCTACATCCCCGCTCATTAATTCTTGGTCTGTGGCTTCATCCCAATCTCTATGACCTATCAGGTCAACTTCAATCATATATGGCAAATCTAGTGGCCCTTTTGTTTTACCGTCGGGTCCGGAATACAATTTGCTGGTGTCTAACCCAGCAGATTCATCTAATTTTTTTAATTTTGTAAAGGCGGCATTCATTAACGATAGTAAACTTGAGCCTAATGGTTCTGTTAATGTAAATGCTAATCTTGTGCTGTAACCTTTAGATGACGACACGGTACTACCGTACTGATCAGTAACCGTTTCAATTTCTAGATTGTCAACATTGAATTTTGTTGTTACGCCTGTTTGAGCAATAATAATTTTGTTCGCGCCTATATTTTCATTAACACCTATAGGTAATATTCCGCTGTTGTAGAAACTTATAGGCAAAGCACTAAATGTAATATTGTAGGTGTAACTAGAAAAATAATCAAGAGCATTCGGTTGTTGCGTATTCATGTAAATGTCTTGTGGAATTGTGTCAGACATATTAACCTCTTGCTAAGTGTGATATTGTTTCTTTTGTTGGTACTTTGATAACTATTCCTGTTTTAAAATCTACTAAAGGATCTTTGATTATTTCTAAATTTCTTAAAGCAAATACCCACCATAGTTCTACATTTTCATACAAATCATATGCCAATAGGTCAGGCCTCATATTATATTTTTCTGTAATTCTAAAACTAGTATCGCTAATGCTTTCTGGTATCTTAGGAAGATTAGCATAATTAAGTCCTGTATAAAAAGACTTATTAGGCGCATTTCTTAAAAAACTGTTCTTTGAATATGCCATTAAATAAATCCTATGTTAGCACCGCGTTTCATATCATCTAAGTTATAATCTTTTCTTATTCTTCTAGGTGAGTATTGCGGTGTCAAGTTAATTGTAAATTCGCAGTCTGTAGGAACGTAAGTAACTTCTTTGTCACCAAACGCACTAGTGAATCCATCTTTATTACCTGTGTCAACAATGCCGTGCTCTACTGGCACATAATCTACTGTATTAGGAAACATCACGTTAAAGTCTGTTAAAATACAAGGCACCCTATCAAAACCAAAAGGTCCCATATAAGAAAATTGCATTAATGGTGGCGGCCTACCAAATGTTCCATTTGACACAGACTGCTCTCCAAAATCTGCTTGAACCATTACATTTAGAAATCTTAGCACAGCAAGTAAATATTTTGCTTCTTCTTTTGATGTTGCTGTAAATTGAGCAATAAGCGGAATAACTGGCGGTGATGAATTTACAAAACTGTAAATTGGAAAGTTAGCACCTTTAAAGTCCATCATTCCGTAGTTTGCCGATCTGGCATAATAAATGTTAGGTGTATAAGGAAAAATTATACCTCTGTTTGCTTTTAACGGCGCCATGACACTAGAATCACTCATAGGTTTATCTAAAGGTGCTTCGCCTTTACCACCCCAAATTGTGTCAGCATACTTCCTAAACAACTGAAGCCTTGCTCTGTAATCACTATTTGTCGATTTGCCTGTTGCCATATTCTTCCTAAAATTTACATATATATTTATCGGTTTCAATAAAACTGCCGTTAATTTCTAAATCTGGATAATTATTATTGACATGCACAAATTTTTGTGTATAATACTACAATATAAATGAACGATAATTTTGAGGAGAGGTAATGGCACAAAAATATTTAAACAATAAAGACCTACTGGCAGAGATTCATAAAAGTAAAATGAGTTTTTGTTGGATCAAATCACCCCAGTATGACAGGCCCGACATTATTGTTGACAATGTCAAAGACATTAATAAATCACTATATGATCAAGCAAAACAGAATAAAGCAGGACGTATGAAAGACCTTGCTTATCAATCAGCAATCAAAGTCTATGAAGGTCCAGCAAATAAAAAACCTAAACAAAAAGATTTTTTAGTAGACCCTGCCACAATATCAGATGAAGACATTACATTTAGAGTAATGGATATGGAACACATTCCTGATGAACCAGGTAGAAAAAAGAATCCAAGAAACTTAGCAGAAACTAAAGCAAAGGTAAACTTTCCAGCATTTAAACATTATGCTAAAGTAAACGGAGAGATATCCGAAGTAGCAAGAAGTCATTGGAAGGGCGGATTAAAAAGCGGTAAGTTTTGTGTAGAGCATGGTAGTATTACAAATGAATTAGGCAAAATGTATTTGAAACTTGTAGAAAGATACAGTCAAAGAGCAAACTGGAGAGGATATACATACATTGACGAAATGAGAGGTCAAGCACTTTTACAGTTAGCAATGATTGGTTTACAATTTAACGAAGCAAAATCAGATAATCCATTTGCTTATTATACAGCGGCCATTACAAATAGTTTTACTAGAGTTTTAAACATTGAAAAAAGGAACCAAACTATCAGAGACGATATACTTATTGATTCTGGACACTTACCAAGTTATGGACGACAGATAGCACACGAAGAAGAAATGAAAGCGGCAAGAGAAGAAGCAGAAAATTCTAAATCGGATGCCTAAGTATGACAGATAATTTATTTAAAAAAGCAATAATCTTTACGGACATTCATTATGGCTTGAAGCAAAACAGCCACCAACATCTAAAAGATTGTAATAATTTTATTGACTGGTTTTTAGAAGAAGCAAAATTACGTGAAGCAGAAACTTGTTTCTTCTTAGGTGACTGGCATCATCATAGATCAAGTGTTAATGTAGCAACACTAAATGCCAGTTATCAAGATCTTAAAAAACTAAATGATGCTTTTGAAAAAGTATATTTTATTACAGGCAATCATGATCTTTACTACAGAGACAAACGTGATTTTAATAGTATAGAATTTGCTAGAGACTTAGAAAATTTTGTTATGGTCGATACTATTTTTAAACAAGGTGATTGTGCTATCATTCCGTGGCTTGTTGGTTCTGAATATAAAAAAGTTGCTAAAATTAAATGTAAATATATGTTTGGTCATTTTGAACTGCCATTCTTTAAAATGAATGCTATGGTAGAAATGCCAGACCATGGCGGTATAACAGCATCGATGTTAGACAAACCAGAATATGTTTTTACAGGACACTTTCACAAAAGACAATACGATAAAAATATTCACTATATAGGAAATGCTTTTCCGCACAATTACGCAGATGCTGGTGACAATGATAGAGGCTATATGTATTTGGAATGGGACAAAGAACCAATATTTGTAAACTGGCCTGATTGTCCAAAGTATGTAACGTGTGGATTAGTAGAACTAATAGATAATCCTGCTAAATTTTTAGACTGTAATACATACGCAAGAGTAAAATTGGACGTAGATATCAGTTATGAAGAAGCAACATTTATTAAGGAAAATTTTATAGAAAAATATAAGTGTAGAGAATTACAACTTATGCCTATAAAAGAAATTGAGGAAGAATACAAACAAGGTGATATACATTTCGAAAGTGTCGAACAAATTGTTGTAAGTCAATTACAAACAATTGAGAGTACAACTATTGACACTGACAAATTAATAAACATATATCAGAATCTTTAAACATGCTGAACATAAAAAATATTAGTGTAAAAAACTTTATGAGTGTTGGTAATAATGCTCAAGGTGTGCGTTTTGATGACAAAAACCTAACTCTTGTTTTAGGTAATAATTTAGACTTAGGTGGCGACGGTAGTAGAAACGGTACAGGTAAAACAACAATAATAAATGCTTTAAGTTATGCTTTGTATGGCGAAGCATTAACAAATATTAGACGCGATAATTTAATTAATAAAACAAATGGCAAAGGCATGATTGTTTCATGTGACTTTGAATTAAGTGGTATCGAGTATCGTATCGAACGTGGCAGAAGACCTAATGTTTTGCGTTTATTTGTAAACGGTACAGAACAAGCCGACCAAGAACAACAAGGCGATAGCAGAGAAACGCAAAAAGAAATAGAAAAAATTATTGGCTTTAGTCACGAAATGTTCAAACACATTGTAGCACTAAACACTTACACTGAGCCTTTCTTAGGAATGAAAAATAACGATCAGCGAGATATGATCGAACAACTGTTAGGCATACAAGAGTTATCAGAGAAAGCATTAATACTAAAAGAAAAAATGAAAGATACTCGCGACGGTATCAAAGAAGAAGAGATAAGAATAAATGCTGTCAAAGATGGTAATGCTCGAATGGAAAAAAATATACAGGAACTAGAAAGTCGCAGTAATGCCTGGGAAAGAAATAAAACTATCAAATTAGAAGAAATGGCTGATGCTTTAGAACAATTGAAAGAAATTGATATTGATAGCGAAGTAGCAAAACATAATACTATTGTGGAGATAAAAGATCATGAAGCAAATTTAAATGTATTAGCAAGTAATCTATCTAATACAGAAAATAGCATTAATAGAAGTAATACCAAACTAATAGAATTAAATGCTAATCTACTTAAAGCAAAAGACGGTGTGTGTCCTGCTTGTGGGCAGGATACAGCACATTTAGAAACACACGAAGAATATACAGCAGAATTGGTTGAAAAAATATCTGAAGAAAAAGATTATTATGATGGCTTGGTTACAAAGAAAGATGATCTTAATGACGGCATTGTAACATTAGGACCATTACCAGATAAACCAACAACATTCTATAAAACACTCGAAGAGGCACTTACACATAGAAACAATGTGGATAATCTTATTCAAAGTATAAAAGATAAGAATAACGAAGAGAATCCATACATAGATCAAATTGAATCTATGAAGGAATCAGGCATACAGGAAATAAGTTGGGACACAATCAACGAACTTACTAGTTTAAAAGAACATCAAGAGTTTTTGTATAAACTACTTACAAGCAAAGACAGTTTTATAAGAAGACGTATTATTGATCAGAACATTGCTTACTTGAATCACAGACTAGCACATTACTTAGATGCTATTGGATTACCGCACGATGTTAAGTTTAACAGTGACCTAAGTACAGAAATTACTGAGTATGGCAGAGACTTAGACTTTGACAATTTAAGTAGAGGTGAGAGAAACCGACTTATACTAAGTCTAAGTTGGGCATTTAGAGACATATATGAGAGTCTTAATCATCCAATGAACTTCTTGTGTATTGACGAACTTATCGATAGTGGCTTAGATGGCGTTGGTGTTGAAAACGCATTAGGCATACTCAAGAAGATGAGTAGAGAACAAAAGAAAAATATTTTCCTTATTTCGCACAGAGAAGAATTAAGCGGCAGGGTAAATGATGTATTGTATGTAATCAAGGAAGGCGGCTTTACAAGTTACAATCCTGACACGGAGTATGTGAGTGCTTAGTCCGTGGTTACACAACGGAAAACAAGTTGATAATTTACCCGAAGATTGCGAAGCAATCGTTTATCTTATCACAAACAAAAAGAACGGCATGAAATACGTTGGCAAAAAATTAGCCAAACGCAAAGTTACTCGTCCTCCACTAAAAGGCAAAAAGAATAAAAGAAGAGACAAAGTAGAATCCGATTGGAAAGACTATTGGGGCAGTTCAGATCATTTAAAAGAAGATGTAGAAAAACTTGGTGAACAAAACTTTACTAGAGAAATACTCTACTATTGTGCCAGCAGAGGCATAGCAAGTTACTTAGAAGCAAGAGAACAATTTGAGCGAGAAGTACTGCTCACAGACGATTACTACAACGGAATGATCAACGTTCGCATAGGTGGTTCAAAAATACTCAAAGAAAACATAAAGCCGCGATAACTATTTAACGAA